GTGCGACCGGATTGTCTTGTGGGAGGGTTGGTCGCCGTACGACACGCCGACGGTCATCCCGTATTTTCCCTATTTCCGTAAAGGACAGCCGTTCGGTATCGTCCGGAATCTTATCTCCCCGCAGGAGCAGTACAACAAGGTCAGTTCCCAGGAGCTGCACATTGTGAACTCGACGGCCAACGGCGGCTGGGTGGTCAAACGCGGTGGGTTGTTGAACATGACGACCGACGATCTGCGCGAGAACGGCAGCCAGACTGGCGTGGTGCTTGAGGTGAAAGACCTCAACTCAGTAGACAAGATCCAACCGAACCAGATTCCGACCGGTATTACCAACATCAAGAAGGACACCCAGATGGCCGTGCGGAACATTGCCGGTATGTCGGACACCTTTGTGGGTGGCGACGGCGGTGAAGTGTCGGGTGTGGCCATGAAGTCAAAGGTCAACCGGGGACAGGTCCAGATCCAGAAGCCGCTGGATAACCTGGCTCGGACCCGGTACCTCGTGGGTCGCAAGATGCTGGAGCTGATGCAGCGGTTCTACACCGACACCCGGATTATGACGGTCACCGACTACACCTTGCCGGGTATGCCGACGCGTGAGGTGGCGATCAACGAGCCCCAGGAAGACGGATCGATTTTGAATGACTTCGCCCGGGGCGTGTACAGCACCAACATTGCGACTATGCCAGCGCGGGATGCGTACGAGGACAGCCAGTTTGCCGAGGTGCTGAATCTGATGTCGGTCGGCGTACCGATACCGGCCTATCACGCGGTTCGCTACAGCCACTTGACGCACCGTGAAGCGATTGCGGATGAGCTGAAGCAAATGGCGGGTTTGCAGGCACCTACTGAGCAGGAACAGGAGTTGGCGCAGATCCAGCAGCAGCTGACGCTTCAGGACATGCAGATTTCCATTGAAGAAAAAGCAGCTCGGGTTAAAGAGCTGGCGTCGAAGGCGAACTTGAACAACGCCAAGACGCAAAACGAGCTGACGGAGGCTGACCGCGAGCTTCGTCGGTTAATGTTCGAGCTGCAGAAAGAACGGGAGTCATACAACACCCGTCTGCGGCTATCCAATATGCAGGGGACTCAAAAGCTGGATGCGATTGATATGTCCGCCCGCGCAGACTTGTTGAAACAAACGATAGGAGCAAACAATGCCCCAGCCACTTAAAGACACTGAATTTGACATGAGTTCGCTGGGCACCGGATATGATCCGGTCGCTGCGATGGAGGAGTCGGAAGGACTCGATGCGAACTTCGACCCGGATGCGGATGACGACGAAGGCTTGAGCGTCGCACCGCCTGATGAGGACGGTGGGGATGCTGAAGACGATTCTGGTGAGGATGCTGACGCCGACACCTCGGATGAAGATACTTCGGACGACAAAACAGCGGGCGAGGACTCTGATGAGAGCGACGACGACTCTGATGATACGGCTGATGCTGAAGCGGATGGTGCAAAAGATGATAAGCCGGCCAAGGAAGAAGAACTGGTTCCGGGCGTTGATAACGCGACAGCACGGGAAACGCTGAAGCAGAAAACGCAGGATCGTATCCGGGAGCTGGCCAACAGCAACCGGGAGACGTCGCAGAAACTGAAGGACATTGAGGCTCGCTATGAGCAGCTTCAGCGCGAGGCGGAGAAGAACAACAGCGGTCAGTCGCATCAGGCATCGCTTGAGCAGGCCGCTGCCGAGGTGGATCTGGACCTTGATCCGGAAGTGCTTAACAGCATGTGGGACAAGGCAATGGACGGTGATTACAAAACCGCTACCAGTACCTTCACCGACATCATCAAGAAAGTGGCAACGCAGGCGGCGACGCAGGCGACTCAGTCGGCAACGCAGGCGACACGCAAGGAACAGCAGATGACCGAGCTGAACAGCACGGTTGATGAGCTGACCACGGAGTACAGCATGTTGGACCACGACAGCGCGGACTTTGATGAGTCACTGGCGCTGGAGGTCCGCGACCTGCGAGACTTCTTTATAACGCAGAAGGGTATGGCGCCCGGACCGGCATTGCGACGAGCGGCAGAACGTGAGTTGTCGGCTCGCGGGGTGTGGGGTCAGGAGAGCATTTTGAACGACGCGCCGGAAACCAGTACGTCGAAAGCGAAGGCGACCCAGGCCCACAACCAGAAACAGGCGAAGGCGAAGGCGTCGGTGAAGCAGCCAGCGGCACCGCAGTCGAAAGCAGAGACAGGGAAGACACCGATCAAAAGTATTGAGGAAATGTCCGACGAGGAATTTGACCAGCTGAGTAATGATCAGCTAGAGGCGATGGTCGGTACCGCTTTTAGGTAATTCGTTCGTGCAGGCGAATCTTGCCCGATTTTGGTCGGGCTTTTTTGTGGTTGGCTGATATGTATTAGCTGTGCTAATATACGAGCAGCGTTAAGGTGACTCGCAACCACCAAACAGTCGGCGTAATGAAGGCCCCCTCGCCAGGAGCACCGTGAAAACACTTTTATCAGCACTTATGCGGAGTATTTGAAATGGCTAAGACCGATTTCACCGCGCTGACTACGGAACAGAAGGCTGTTTGGTCCCGTAAGCTCTGGCGCGAAGCAATGTCGCAAACCTTTATTAAAGGGTTTATCGGCAAAGATCACAATTCCATGATTCAGCACATCACTGAGTTGACGAAGACGGAGAAGGGCGACCTTGCGGTTATGACCCTGATCGCTGAGTTGACGGGCGACGGTGTTGTTGGCGACGGTTTGCTGGAAGGCAACGAAGAAGCCATCAACGCGTACGACAAGACCATCACTATTGACCAGCTGCGTAACGCGAACCGGACTACCGGTCGCATGTCGGATCAGAAGTCGATTGTGAACTTCCGGGGTATCTCGAAGTCGGTTTTGGCAACGTGGTTGTCGGATCGTATCGACCAGCTGGCCTTTCTGACCATGTCTGGTATGTCCTACTCCCTCACCAACACAGGCGCGGCTCGTGGTACCACGGCTTTTGCGAACCTGTCGTTTGCTGCGGATGTTACGGCACCGACGGCCAATCGCCACGTTCGCTGGAGTAACACGGATAACGATCTGGCAGCTGGTGATACCACGGCGATCACGGCGGCGGACAAGCTGACGTATGCGGCTTTGGTACGGGCGCGAGCCTACGCTAAAGAGAACTACATGCGTGGCATCCGCAACTCGAAGTTGCCGACCGGTGATATGTTTCATGTGTTCATCACGCCTTCGGGCATGGCGGATCTGAAACTTGACCCGATGTACCGTGACAATCTGCTGTACGCGGCTCCTCGCTCGAAGGGCAACGACGTGTTTTCCGGTTCAGTCTCGGTTATGGCGGACGGCCTCGTGATTCACGAGTTCCACCACGTCTTCAACACCAAAGGCGCAGCCGGCGGTTCGAAGTGGGGTGGAACTGGTGCGGTTGACGGTCAGCGTGTGTTGATCTGCGGTGCGCAGGCCCTGGGTCTGGCGGATCTCGGGTTGCCTTACTGGGAAGAAGAAGACTTCGACTACAAGAACCAGATCGGTATCTCCATCGGCAAGATGATGGGTCTGATCAAACCGAAGTTTATGAACTCCCATTTCGGCACCGAAGAAGATTTCGGCATCCTTACTCTGGATACCGCGCTGTAAAAAACCAAGCGGGGGTTCGCCCCCCGTTTATTGATCTTTGGAGATTCCCTATGAGTGGATCAATTACCGTTACGGCTCCGAACAAGCTGACCGTCATTAAACAGGGTGTGAACCTGGTTCGATTGAAGGCGAAAGAGACGCGTCAAATCCCGGCGTCCATGCTCGAAGCCGCTTTGGCTGAAGGTTGTGACACTGATGCGAAGGTGTCAGCGGACGTCAAGGAAAAAGCGGCTGAGACTGTGGTCAAGACTGAGGAACGCCAAGCAGCCATTCTCGCTGGCATAAAATCGCTGATGGACAAGGGTGATCCGGCTTTGCTGACTCAAAGCGGTGAACCTCGTGCGCGTGAGCTGGAACAGGTCGTTGGTTTTGACACCGATGCCGACGAGCGGAACCTTGCCTGGGAGCAGTATCAGGCGCAGTTGGGCGACGACGAACAGACCGGTGAATAACGATGACCTTCACGGTTCAGCAGGTAGTGGATTTTGCGAGGCGCCGAGTGCTCGATACCCGGACCACGCATCGCTATACCGATCAGGACTTCATTGATGGGCTGAATCAAGGCATTTCAACCATGCTTGAAATGAAGCCGATCCTTTTTGCCTCGGTAGAACCACTTCCGCTGGCTGAAGGTATTTTGCAAGATGCCTCGACCATTGGTGACGAGTTCATGTCTGCCACGCGGAATTTGGGTGTGGACGGCACAACACCGGGTGGTGCTATTCGCCCGGTGTCACGGATGGCGCTGGACACGGCCGATCCTGGCTGGGCTTCCGCAACACCGGCGGGTGAGGTGGATCATGTTGCGCCAGTGGTCGAGACCCGGACTCAGTTTTATGTATATCCCCCTCAACCAGCGACGCCTCATACAATAGAAGTGGTGGTGGCTGTGCATCCGGGGGTGTATACCGCTGTTGGTGAGACGGTTGCCGTAGCTGATCGCTACTTGCCGGCGTTGGCGAACTTTGCAGCGTCGTTTGTATTGATGGCTGATGATGAGAGTCCGGCTACTGACGCCAAAGCCCAGCGACTGTATCAGGTGTTTGTGGCGCTGGTTGGACCGACAGGAGACCCGCAAGACGATGGCTGATATCAGTGTGTTTAATGCCGACATCGAAGCAGAAGCACCTGGTTGCCCGATCCCTCGCATGAAGCGGGTGGTGCGGCAGGCGGTTCGTGAGTTCTGCTCGGATTCTGATGCGTGGCGCTACTCGTTCACGACGTCAGCGATTAAGGGCGTCAATACGCTATCCATCGATATCCCGCAGGATTCCCGGATTATTAACATTCACGATGTTCGGGTGAATGACGTTCCACTGCGAGCGACGAACCGCAAACAGCTTAAATACGACATGCCGGACTGGGATCAGTCTGAGGGCAAACCACTGCGCTATTTTCTGAATGAGGAGGATGAGATCGCGGTGGCCCCGAAACCCGACAAGCATGACGTCTATGCCGTGCATGTTGACGTTAGTTTGAAGCCGGTGCACTCGGCGAATGTTTTGGACGACATCGTGCTGGATCGTTGGTACGAGATTATTCTGCACGGTGCCTTATCGAAACTGCTGATGCAGAAAGACACTGGTTACACTGACCGAGGTGGGGCGGAGCTGCATCTGAATTTGTTCCGAGAAGGTATCGACAAAGCGGCCGCACAGGCTACGAACGACAACGTGTATCGCTTTGGCGTCACAGCCTATGGAGGTCTGTAATGGCTAGTTTTGCGACAGATCTCTATCAATCGATTTTTTCCGGCCCCGCACTACAGCAGGAGAGTGCTTCCGAGCAGGCGCTTTCAACGGTGTCCGATTCGGATACCCAGGCCGTTAAAGGGTTGGTGGCCGAACAGCTGGCGTCGGCCGGAAAAAGCACCGGGGGTCGTCAGGCTGGTAAGGCCGGGGCTGACTTCTGGGGGTCACGCCAGAATCTGCCGGGACACATGAGCCAAACCAACCGAGCCAATCTCGGTGCTCAGTTTGGTGCCGCGCATTCAGTGATGGATGATCAGGCGAACGCGCAGGCGGCGGGGAAATCGCAGGCCATACTGTCCTCATTGAGCGACACTTATGTAAATACCCGTAATGCGCTTAATGAGGCCGTGAAGGGCGACGCGACGTTAGGTCATGCGAAAGCCGCGCAGGCGGCAGAGATTAAAAACAGCGAACGCGCTGGTGCTTTGAATGCCAGCCTTGGGTTTATCAACTCAGCGGTATCCAGTTATAGCGCTGCGTCCTCTTATTTGGAGGCAAATCCTGGGAAAAAAGGCGATCTGGACGTGGCCAAGACGAAGGGGAAGAATCATCTGTCGGATGTTAAAGATGCAGGTGGCCAGGCGCTTGACAGTTTAAAGCGCGGGGAGGAGCCAGATATGGGTAAAGCAATGGCTTACGCCAAAAATCGTCGTACGGACCCCGCAGCGAACTACGCACGGCCTTCGTTTCAAAACCCCCTGGCTCAGTATGACTTTGAGGTACGGAGATAATTTATGAGCTTGCTCGCAGATGTAACCGGGATCGACATTGACGTACCTAAGCTACTGGGTGTCGACCGGGATGATGACGCCGGCTCGACCGGCCCTGTGTCAACTGCGGGTTCAACAGGGTTGCTGGATGATCTGTCCGGTGTTTACAAGCCGGCAATGGATAAGTTGCGGGAGAAAAAGACCTCCACGGATCTGGTAGACGACGCCCGGTCAACGGCAGACAACCGTTATAAACGCGGTGTCCAGGCTGCAGAACACATGCAGGCGGCGACCGGTGGTATGACGACGCGTCAGGCCGCACTGTCTCGTTATCAGTCCCGAGCAGGTGGACGTGCCAACGTAGATGCGAGCATTAACAGCGCCCGCGAGACTCAGGACAATCTCCAGGAATCGGCATCTCAGTCGCTGTTGGGTATGGAGTCGCAGTTACTCGGTCAGAAGATCGATCAGCAGCGCCACAAAGAAACGTTGACTGAGCAGCGCGCTATGCAGAACGAGCGTATGAAATCGGCCAACAAAAGCAGCAAACGCGGTTTTTGGGGCGCAGTCGGCGGGGTTGCCGCCGGTGCTGCCGCAGCCGCGTTCTTATAATCGACGGAGAGAACAATGAGCTACATCAATCTGAATCAGTCCATTGGCCAGCAGCTGCCGTCGATTGCGAACACGCTGACGAACTATTTTGACAAACAAGGGGCTCGTAAGGACGTGGAAGGTCAGCGTCTGCGTGAGGAGCAGGAAGGCCAGCTGCAGAATACCTTGACGAATTTACAGATTAAAGCAAACAACACCCTGGGTGACGACGGGAAACCGATTTCGGTATCCCAGTTGCTGAAGCAGGATGACGAGGCATTTAATCAATTTTTGGCTGTGTCATCGGTGGCAACTCGGGATCTGATGGGTGGTATGACCAACCGGGAACTTGTGGATTTTCAGGGGGGTTTGACTCCGTTTCAGCTTGAAGACGGCAGTTACGCGCTGCGTATTCGCCGCAAGGACGGCGAGGACGGGATCATTACCCGGGGTGCGACGGACAACCCGGATGACCCGGCGGAGGTTTTTAGCCGGGATGAGTTGGTTGACCAGGTGATGAAACCCGCCATATACAAGCGCGGTGTTGATGACATGGCCGCTAATATGGAGACGATGCTTGGCGGCGTTGACATGCAGGAGGTGGGTGGTGGCCCGCCGGAAATGGTGTTGTACGATAAAGACAACAATGTCATTCCACGAGATTCGGAACTATATCAGGAGTTTTCGACGCAGTTAGGTGCTTTATCGCAGACAACCGAAGTAGATATTGCCGATGCGGTCAGCGGGTTCAATAAGACGCTGCTTTCACGTCAGCAGCCGACAGAAGAAAGCGCATCGCCAGAACCACAGCCAGCTGCCGCTCCCGCAGGTACGAGCACAGCTTACGATTTGTCAGCTCCGCCACCAATAGCGGCGGATACGGCTGGCCCAGATCCACGCCAGAATGTGGATTTTCGCAGCGTTCCACTGAATTTGCAGAGCAGCGGTCAGCCTGAATACATTGACGAGCTGGAGGCTATCAATGCGGGCGCTGCAGGTGGCCGTGGTCAGAATACGCCAGGCGCACCTCAACCGGAGCCACAAACAGGACCGGCTCTTGCTGGTTTGCAAGATCCTACAGGTGAAGCCTTGGGTCGTGAAAAGATAGCTGAATACCAGGCAGATCAGGCGCGCATGGAGGCGAGCCGGACAGAACGCGATTCATCGCAACGCGGTCGCTACAATAACCGTTCGCAGAGGCCGCCATTGGGCACAT